CTACGCAGACCTTGGTGCCAGGTCCTCCACGGGAGCGGCCAAGCGCCTCACGATCCTTTTGGCGTTCTCCGTGCCCCCTTTTTTAGCTGCCCCGGCTGCCTTGTGATGGGCACGGATCGTCGTGCCATCGAGAAAGACCATGCCGAGGGCCTGATCCCTGCCTTTGACCTTTTCAAAGAGGCGCTGCCACACAGCGAGCTTCGACCAGCGAATGAACAGTTGTGCGGCAATCCACCAGGGACCGAACTCAGATGGTATGGCGCGCCATTTCGCGCCGTTCTGATGGCGCCAGAAAATCGCGGAGATCGTCCTTCCAAGGTTCTTCGGTGGGGTTTTCCCCTTCGGACGGACTTCCTCGATCAGAGGCTCCCATACAGACCATGTCTGATCAGAAAAGACAGACTGCATCATGCTCATCATAAACAGCCATGCAGTCCGTTCCGTCATTCAAGACCTAACAGGGCCTACTATTTTCAGAATGCCATGGTGGAGCTGAGGGGACTAAGTTTCACCAGTTAAAGCAGTCACTTAGACCGAAAACTGACCATTATCCCGCTCGTGATAATTCAATTACTTACGAGCAATTCGTAAACTCTACGCCAGCACTTGTGCAGGTTACCGGAACACGAATCCGCCTTCAAGGTGCAGCATGACCGCCCCCGGAAACGCCGCCTTCAAGGCGTGTATGCGTGATGTAGCGCACGCGCTCCTGGGCGAGCCAAACAAGAGCGTTTCATCCAAAGACGAATGGCGTTGGGGCGAGCGTGGCAGCCTGTCCGTGGATCTCCACAAAGGCACCTGGCACGATCACGAAACCGGCGAAGGCGGCGGCGTCATCGCTTTGGTGATGCGCGAGAACCGCACGGACAAGCCTGAAGCCGTCAAATGGCTTCAAGAGCAAGGCTATATCGAAGCCAAGCCTACGCGCACCAAGCAGCAATCTCATATCATCGCGGCTTACGAGTACCCGGACGAACACGGTGAAATTCTGTTTCGCGTCGTGCGGATGGACCCGAAGGACTTCCGCCAACAGAAGCCTGACGGCCGTGGTGGCTGGGAATGGTCCACCAAAGGCGTGCGCAGGATACTTTACCGCCTGCCTGATATTCTCGCCTCCATCCGGAACGGTGAAACCATTTTCGTGGTCGAAGGTGAAAAATCAGCCGACCGTCTGGCTGCCCTCGGGATTGCAGCGACATGCAGCCCAGGCGGTGCCGGAAAATGGAAGACTGACTGCACCAAATCCCTGCGCGGTGCTGATGTCGTCATTCTTCCGGACAATGACGAACCCGGCCGGAAACATGCTGAAAGCGTTGCCCAGGCATTGCATGGCAAGGCAGCGCGTGTCCGCATCCTCACCCTGCCCGATCTGCCAGCCAAAGGTGACGTGCATGACTGGCTACAGGCTGGACATGCCGCGCCGGAACTTCTGGCACTGGCGCAAGGAGCGCCGGAATACGATGGTCAGGACGTGGAACCGCAAAGCATCCTGACACCTGACTGGCTGGAAATGTGCCTGCGCGATGATCGCGGCAAGCCCATCTCGAACGTGGCCAACGTCCTGTGCGCCTTGCGTGCAGACCCGGCTTATTCCGGCCTGTTCCGCTATGACCAGATGGCCAGCATGACCCTTCTGGTGCAACCGATCGAGCCGCAGGCAGAGCCGTTCAAGCCGAGACCCATCAGCGACTCTGACGTGACGCATATTCAGGAACGCTTGCAGATTGCTGGCCTGAGCCGTGTGGCGAAAGACCTGATGAACCAGGCCGTGGACTGCATCGCCAGCGAACGCGCATTTCATCCTGTCCGTGACTATCTGAAAAGCCTCACCTGGGACGGCACCAAACGTCTGGACCGCTGGCTGTCTTACTATCTGGGATCAGAGCCGACACCCTACACGGAAGGCATCGGCCGCATGTTCCTGATCGCCATGGTCGCCCGGATCATGGAACCGGGATGCAAGGCTGATTACATGATGGTGCTTGAAGGTCCGCAAGGCGCTCGCAAATCGACCGTGTGCAGCATCCTCGGTGGGGAGTGGTTTTCGGACGGCCTGCCTGACCTGCGAAGCGGAAAAGACGTTCCTGTCCACATCAAGGGCAAATGGCTGATCGAGGTGGCCGAACTGTCTGCCATGGGCAAGGCAGACACCGAAATGCTCAAACACTTCCTGACCAGACGTGTCGAGCGATACAGACCGCCCTATGGCGCACGGGAAGTCGTGGAAGGCCGCCAATGCGTGATGGTCGGAACCACGAACAAGAGCGCCTATCTGAACGATGAAACAGGCGGACGCCGGTTCTGGCCGGTGAAAGTCGGCACGATAGACACAGACGCCCTGATGCATGACCGTGACCAGCTTTTTGCCGAAGCCATGGCCTCGTTTCGTCGTGGCGACCCATGGTGGCCTGATGGCGACTTTGAAGCCCAGCATATCCGACCAGAGCAGGAAGAACGCTTTGAGGTGGACGAATGGGAAGGGCTGATTGCTGCACATTTGGCACATCAGAACCGCACCACGGTTCAGCGTGTGGCCTATGACGCCCTTGCCTTTGAAAACAAGAAGATTGGCACAACAGAGCAACGCAGGATCGGAAAAATCCTAGAGCGACTGGGATGGAAGCGCGGTTCGCGTGGCCCGAAAGGTGAGCGTTTTTGGGAGCCAGTACGATGAAGCGTTCTGACACACTGACGCACACTGACGCATTTCCCTATATAACCCCTATACACACATGCACGCACTCGCACACAGGCACATACGGAAAGCACTTATATAGAAAAGTGCGTCAGGGTGCGTCAGTGCGTCAGTCAGACGCTTTGGGTGATCTCGCCAATGCGGTGCAGCCATGACCGCCTTTTACAAAACCGCATTTTGGAAACGTCTGCGCGCCCAATGCCTGAAGCGTGACCGCGTATGCACCACGCCCGGATGCAATGAACGCGCCGTAGTGGCTGACCACATCACGCCCCGATCCAAAGGTGGCGCGGATACTCTCGGCAACCTGCGCGGCCTGTGCATCCATCATCACAACATGCGCCGTCATGGCGGTGAACCTCACCTCAAAGGTTGCGATGCGAGCGGCCAACCTTCTGACCCAAACCACTGGTGGAACTGATGAACGACCTTATCGACCTCGAAACCTTTACTCTCGAACTGGCAGCGCAAGGCATCAGCCCTGACGATAGCCGTGCAGACGCCGTGCTGGATCAGGCGGCAGGCATTGCTTCTGACTATTGTGGCAAGGACCTGACTAAGCTGTCACCCGTTCCACAAACCATCCAGCGTGTGGTGCTAGACCTTGCAACGGCCATCTATCACGCGGCCGGACGGGATGCCGCTGTCACCCAGGAAGAGACCGAAGGCGTGGGATCAACCAGCTTCGGCATGACCCGATGGACCGACCGGCTGGCCGACCTCGACCCTTGGCGTGCCTTCAATGTCGCCTGAAAATCTCTCAGGGCTGGGGGGCCTCGACCGTTGGGGAGGTCCCAAAATAGTTAGTTTGGAATTGGATAAGTAAAATGGGCCTGCGCGGACCCGGTGCGAAGCCGGTTTCAAAGACAAAGACCCTAGCACCAACGCCTTTGTTCGGAACGTCACTGGACGCCACCCCTGCGAAACAGGCACATAACCTGCCTTTAACTGGTGACACGCGTGCAGAGCGCCTGATTTGCTGGATTGAACGCCTGACGGTTACCAGTGGCGCTCTGGCTGGCGAACCAATGCGCCTCGAAGACTGGCAGAAGGACATCATTCGCGCCCTGTACGAAATCAATGACCAGGACCGCAGATTCGTCCGGACAGGCGTCATTTCCATGGCGAGAAAGAATGGGAAAACTGGCCTTGCCTCGGCTTTGGCGCTTGCCCACCTGTGCGGGCCGGAGGCGGTTAAGCGTGGTCAGGTTCTCAGTGCGGCGGCTGACAGAGGGCAAGCTTCCATCGTCTTTGACGAACTGGTGGCTTTTGCCCAGGGACAACCTCACCTCGAAACGCGCCTTGTCGTCCGGGCTTTCAACCGGACTGTGGAAGATGTGGAAACGGGATCAACCTTTAAGGCGCTTTCGGCTGATGCCCGTAAAGCCCATGGTCTCAGTCCGACCTTTGCAGTCTGCGACGAGGTAGCCCAGTGGCGTGACAGGGATCTGTTTGACGCTCTGGCAACGGGTGCCGGTGCGCACAAAGAAAGCCTTCTACTCGCCATCTCAACCCGCAGCCCGGATGACGACAACCCACTGGAAGAACTTCTGCGCTATGGCGAAGGCGTGGAAGACGGAACGATCCCGGACCCGACCTTTCGCGCCTTCTGCTGGTCCGCTCCCATGGATGCCGACCCGTGGAGCGAAAAGACCTGGGCAATGGCAAACCCGGCCCTGGGAACATTCCGAAGCATCGAAGACCTGCGTTCTCAGGCCATGCAGGCGCAACGGGTGCCATCACGGGAAGCAGCCTTCCGGGCCTACTCCCTCAACCAGCGTGTGGCCCCGGATGACCGTTTTCTGAGACCGGATGACTGGGACGCCTGCGCGGACGAAGGTGAGGCTTCCGGTCCTTGCTTCTGTGGCCTCGATCTGGCGTCCGGAGCATCCGATCTGACGGCCTTTTCGTTCTACTGGCCTGAAACCGGCCGCTTGGTCGTAAAGGCGTTCCTGCCGTCTGAACTGGTGGACGCAAAGCAGGCTGATGACCATGCGCCCTATCGGGAATGGGTGGCGCAAGGGCTGATTGAACTCATCCCAGGGCGCGCCATTGATCGCGCGTGGCTCGCCATGTGGATTGCAGAAGCCATCGAAGGTCTGAACGTGGTTTCCATCGGGTCAGACCGCTGGTGCCTGGCAGACTTCAATGCCGTTTGTGATCGTGAAGGCATCAGCCTGCCCATGTCTCCTATCGGTATGGGCTTCAAAGATCAGTCCCCGGCCATCACGGCGTTCGAAACGACCGTTCTGCAAGGCAGCTTGCGGCATGGAGGCAACCCGCTTCTGAGATGGGCCGTTGCGAACGCGGCTCTGGACATGGACCCGGCCGGAAACCGGAAACTGTCAAAGCAGCGTTCACGCGGCCGCATTGATCCGCTTGTGTCCGGCGTTGTGGCCGTTGCACTGGCCGCTCGTGAGCCAGTATCAGCCGCGCCGTTTTTTGAGATTATTGCCATTTAAAGGCGTTGACAGGACGTTTCTGAATAGGCAGATTCGTCAACGGAGTGTGATAACTCCTGATGCCATGGCGGTCGCTGCACGAGAGCAGTAATCCGCATATACGAATTCGCTCCGGGGGCGGTAAGGGTATGTCCAGAGGGCAACCTTAAAGCCTTACCGGCCTGACTATGGCCAGGTTTATCACCCCCCGGAGTTTGTGCGGTGTGATAACCGTTCAGGCTCTGGCAATTTATGCCATGGGAGCCGCTATCATGCGCTCAGTAAATCGTCGTGACATTTTCCCGGCCCTCGGGACCATCCTGCTCGGCGGCATCGCCACCGCATCCCTCGCAAAACCAGAAAGCCTGTCCACCGCTCACGCGAAGCCGGAAGGCCATCACCCAGATGCGCAGCTTATTGCACTATGCGAACAATTCATCCTGCTCCAGCAGGAGATTGACGCTGTTCATGCGCCCATACATTCGTTTGAAGACGAACAACGCGCACAACCCGCTTTGACAGCCATTTACAAGCGGGAAGAAGATCTGTTCGCAAAAATCATTACTGAGCCTGCCACCAGCCAAATAGGAATTCATGCCAAAGCTAGAGCTGCTATTGCCTGGGAGCGTGACAGTTTTGAGGATGATCCGGAAGACTATTGGAACATCCGGATGTTCAATTCCCTCATGCATGATTTCACGGAAAAGCTAGATACCAGACGCAACTTATTTTGAGAGATTTTTATCTAAATTATAGAATTTAGTGATGACAAACCAGAATCATCCGGTATAATTAGGGCTATGGAACTAACAGCATCAGATAGAAAGTACATTTTGGATCGCGAGGAAGCCGAGAAGTGCTGGCTTTCTCCGGCCGATACGCTTGATCTGGCGTATTTTGCCAGAGATGAGAAGGCACGCGTTCTTCTCAATAATTTAAGCTCAAAAGGATTGATCCCTTTTCAAAAATCCGGAGACAAGAAAACGTCTCCGCGCCTGTATTCTTTAGAAAGTGCAGTAAAATTCGCTATATATTGGAATTACTCTCAGGGTAGTTCTGATTTTGAAATGGCCGCTTTGGTTTCCGAAAAAGCCGTAGAGCTTTTGCACTTACTGATAAGCATAGAGCATCAGCACGACATGGAAAGCAATGAGGACAGATGGGTTATTGCATGTGGTAGGGACTTTAACGGAGCCAAGAAGGTCAAATTGCTACAAACCTTCTACTCCATGCATCTAGCAGACCAAAAAGAGGTTAATCCCGGTTCTATCGAACATGAAAACAATAGATGTTTAGCCATTCCTCTGTATGACCTAAAAAAACTAAGCTGGATACGCTCGGAGGTTTTTTATCCTTATTATCTAATTGAAAGGATAATTGAGAGATATGCGAATAAAATGGCGTATTACTATTATCAGGATGGACTAGAAGAACGGCTCAACAGAAGTATGTAGTTTAGATCTACTAAATTCATGAGGTTGAAAGATCATGGACAGGCGAATTGCGCCTACCGGATTACGACCGTTAGGCGAAATCACAAGTACCGTTCTTCAAAAAATATCATCAAGAATTCAACCCAATCTTTCCAGTAATGACGATGTAAAAACATCGTCTTCTTCTTACAAATAGGGCTCACACAATGAGTATTGCGGAACTGCGCGCTCGCCGCACCCAGATTGCTGGCGAAATGCGCTCACTCAATGAACAACATGCCGACGCATGGCCGACCGAAGCCGAAACGCGCTGGACCACCCTACGCACGGAACTGACGGATCTGGAAGCGCGGATTGGTCGCCAGGAACAGGTGGATGATCTGGATCGCACCGCCCCAGGCACACGCATCGGCGGCGGCGCTCCGGCATCGGAAACGCGCCGAATTGACGGTTTCGAAGGGGGTGCCCGTACGCCGGAAAACTTTGACGGGCTTATTCTTCGGACACAGGAAGGCCAGACACTTCCTGTTCTGGAAGCACGCCACAACCTTTCATCGTTCCTGCCCCAGACAGAACACCCGGCTTCTGAACTCGGCCTCGGCGGCTTCCTTCGCGCGCTCTATCGTGGCCCACAGACTGACCTGGAACGCCGCGTCATGTCGGAAAGCTCCATTGGTTCCGGTGGCGCTACCATCCCCACACCGCTTGCGGCTGGCGTCCTGGACGAATTGCGTGCGCAGGCCGTCGCTTTCCGCGCCGGATGCCGTACCGTTCCCATGACGGCTCCAAGCCTGACCTTTGCACGCATCACCAAGACGCCCGTTGGCGGCTGGCGTGCAGAAAACGCCCCTATCGTCGAGGATGAAAGCACCTTTGACCAGGTGAAGCTGTCCACAAAGGGCTGGGGTCTTCGCTGCAAGATCAGCCGTGAACTGCTCGAAGATGGGCAGAACGTGGACAGCATCATCCGGTCTGCTTTCGCCGCATCCGGTGCATTGGGGCTGGATCAGGCCATCCTCTATGGCTCCGGCGACGCAAACCAGCCGCTTGGCGTCGTGAACACACCAGGCGTTCAGGCTATCCCCCTGAACGGCAAGCTGACGAACTGGGACCCGATGCTGGACGGTCTTCTGGACCTCGAAAACGTTAATGCCGGAACAGTCTCGGCCATGGTCATGGCTCCACGGACAAACCGTGCCATTCGTGGCTTCAAGGATGCTAACGGCAACCCTCTGACGGCCCCAACCGGCATTGCTGCCCTGCCCCGTCTGACATCGACCAGCGTGCCAGTTAATGAAACCGTCGGCGCAGACCAGACAGGTTCCTCGATCCTGATGGGCGATTTTTCCCAGGTCTATGTCGGAATGCGCACAAGCCTTCAGATCAGCGTCCTGAACGAACTGTATGCAGAAAACGGACAGGTCGGCTTTGTCGCTTGGATGCGTGCAGACGTTCTGGTCGTTCGCCCGCAGACGCTCCTGCGTATCTCAGGCATCACGCCATGACGGGCGCGGTCGGCAGCGTGGAGAGGCGTTCAAGCGGCGTGGAACTCCGCGCCGCAGGCCGCAAACTTGAGGGTTATGCCGCTGTCTTTGGTGCACCTGCCACCATCGGCAGCTTTGTCGAAACGATTGCCCCCGGAGCGTTCGCCAGGACGCTCCGAAGCAATCCGGACATTCTGGGTCTCGTGGATCACGACACAACCCGCCTGCTCGCACGGACTGGCTCAGGCACTCTGAGGCTGGCCGAAGACACACGCGGACTGCATTTCGAAATGGACGTTCCAGACACACAGCTAGGTCGGGATATTCTCGCCATGGCTGAACGGCGTGATCTGGGCGGCATGTCTTTCGGCTTTCGTGCCCAGGACGAAGCATGGCCTTCGGCAGACCGCCGCGAATTGCGTGCAGTGGACCTGATGGAAATCAGCATCGTGCAGGCTTTCCCGGCCTATGGCGAAACCACGATTGCAACCCGCAGCTATATTGCGCTGTCGATGGCAGCACAGCAGCGCCGCAGGTTTTTGGAGACACTGCGATGAGCTTGCTGGATCTCTTTCGCCCCAACCGTAAAGCAGAGCAGCGTTCGGCACCAATCGAACCTGTTTTGTCCGATATGTGGTTTTCACGCGGGCCGGATAGTCCGGAAGCACTGGCAACCGTTCTGGCTTGCGTGAACGCCATTTCCAGCTCTGTCGCCAGCCTGAACGCCTACGTTTACAACACGTCAGGCAATACCCGCACGGAAGCACCAAACCATCCTGTGTCGCGTCTGATCGTTCAGCCGAACGATTATCAGACATGGCCTGATCTGGTGGAATGGATACTGGCAAGCGTTCTTCTGTCCGGAAACGCCATCTGCACAATCGAATACGATGGTGCCGGCCGACCAACAGCTTTGAAGCCGGTTCCGTTCCAGTGTGTGCAGATTGACCGGCTTGCATCCGGCCGTCTGCGCTACACGGTTGTCGCGTGGCAGGGCGTGACCAAGACATATCTGGATGATGAAGTCTTCCACCTGAAAGACCGAAGCGATGACGGCCTTGTCGGTCGAAGCCGCCTGAGCCGCGCACGGCCGGTTTTCACTGGTGCATCTGCCCTTCAGGATTACAGCCTGAATATGTGGCAGAATCAGGCGACCCCTTCTGGCATCATCACTTTTGAAGCTGGAACACGTCCAGGCGATACGGCGATCAACGATCTGAAAGACCAGGTGAAACAGAAGTTTTCTGGCACGTCTAACGCTCGTGGCGTGATGGTCCTGGGCAGCGGTATGAAGTGGCAGAGCATTGGCATCTCACCAGAGGATGCCGAAGCCCTGGAAAGCCGGAAATTCAGCGTTCAGGAATTGTGCCGTGTGTATGGCGTACCACCGCCAATCGTGCAGGATTACAGCAACAATACCTTCACGAACGCTGCACAAGCCAGTCTGTGGTTTGCCACGAACACACTTATGCCTTGGGTCCGCAAGATCGAGGCAGAGTTTAGCCGTGCCATATTTGGCCGATCCAGCCCGTTCGAGCTGCACATTGATCTGTCGAGTCTGATGCGCGGTGACTATGCCACGCGCTGGCAGTCCTATGGCGTGGCCATCCAGAACCAAATTCTGACGGTCAACGAAATCCGTGAACAGGAAGGATATAACCCGAAAAGCGAGGACCTGACGTGAAAAAGCCTGTTCTGCCAGACTGGCCCCGTATGCTCCGAAGAGAAAACGCGGCGGCCTATATCGACGTCAGTCCAGGTACCTTTGATCGTCTGGTACAAAATGGCGATATTCCGGCTCCTCTGACATTTCCCCGCTCGACGGTGAAAGCATGGGACCGGCATGATCTGGACGGGTTCGTGCAATCCCTTCGGGATGGCGCAACTTCAAGCAATGAGTGGGATCAGTAATGTCTGTATTGCGGCTTCGCTATGTTCAGACCGTTATGAAGAACGGCACGCCGCATTACTACTTCCGGCGTTCCGGGTATCCGCGCACTACGCTACCTGGTCTGCCCGGATCAGCGGAATTCATGAGTGCCTATCAATGCGCCCTGAAAGCTCAACCGCCTGAAGTTGGCTCAAGCCTGACCACTCCCGGCAGCATGAGAGCGCTGGCTATCGCCTGGTGTGCATCGCACCAGTTCACCAGCCTACGCCCTACGTCGCAGCGCACTTACAGACGCCTGCTGGATGGCTTTCTGGATCAACACGGAAACAAAAGCGTCGCCAACCTTCAGCCGCGCCACCTGATGGTCATTCTAGATGCTCTGAGCAGTACACCTGCCCAGGCTAACGCGTTGCGTAATGTTCTCCGGCAAATGCTGCAATTTGCCTTTGAACGCGGCTGGCGTTCGGACAACCCTGCCCGAGATGTCAGAAAACTGCGCTATCAGAAGAAGCCTTTTGCCACGTGGACAGAAAGCGACATTGCTCAGTTCGAAACATATTGGGACATTGGCACCCGCGCACGTCTTGCGATGGCCCTCTTACTCTACACAGGGCAACGCCGTGGCGATGTGATCCGGATGGGACCTCAGCACGTCAGGAACGGCCATATCGACGTGGTGCAGAGCAAAACTGGTGCAAGACTGACTATTCCCATGCATCCGGAGCTACAGACCACAATTCAGGCTTCGGAAAGCGGACATCTGGCCTTTCTAATGACGCAGATGGGTAGTCCGTTTTCGTCAGGTGGCGCGTTTTACAACTGGTTTTCGGAATGCGCGGCTAAGGCTGGCGTTCGAAGCGGACTTTCCCCACACGGCTTGCGCAAAGCAGCAGCGCGCCGGATGGCTGAAGCTGGATGCACACCGCATCAAATCGCCGCGATCACGGGCCACCAGACGCTTGCAGAGGTGGAAAGGTACACAAAGGAGGCCAATCAGAAGCAGCTTGCAACGGCCGCCGTCACTCATCTTGGGCGACCCAAACGAGAACAAAACAGCAAGTAA